CCCCAATAACACAGGCTGGGCTTGCCAAAACGGTTGACGCCCATGTGGGGTCGCACATAGTAGAGCTTTCGCTTGCTGGGGAGTAGGATTGTCATAAAATCCAGGCCGTTATCCGAGTCAAATTCCCGCCCAATGGTGACGGGGCCCACCGTGGACGTCCGACCGTTCTGCACAGCTTCCATCGCCGCCGCCTCGACCTGATACCAGAAATTCACGATAGCCGGGTTAGACCGACGCCAGCGGTTTACGATGTCCGGCAATTCATCTTCCATCAGGCCACTGCGAAGGGCCCCCATATTGATAAGCGCCCCGGAGCTGCCTTGATAACCCAGCGCCAGCGTAGCCACCTTGCCTTTTGCCCGGTAGGCGTACTCTGGATTGCCTTTCTTGATTTTGTCCATAGGCACACCAAACATCTGGGAAGCCGTGGCCTCATAAATCTTGCCGTGGGTTCTGAAGACCTCCAGCACCCATTCCTCACCGGCAAGCCAGGCGATCACCCGGGCCTCAATAGCCGAAAAGTCGGCATCAATGAAAGACATACCCGGCGCCGCCACAAACACCGTGCGGATCAGCGCCGAAAGGGTAGAAGTAACGCTGCCATAAATCAGCCGCAGTGCATCCAGATTCCGGCTGCGTACCAATTCCCGGGCGGCGCTGGTGGCCGGAACAACATCATG